CAGCGACATTCGGAACAGACGGCTCTACCGCTGTCAAGTTCCCAGGTGGCTCTTCAACACTGTCAACAGGTGCCAACGATATTGATGTGGTCACGATCGTAAACGATGGAACCAACTTCCTGGGCAACTGTGCTAAGGACTACTCATAGGATCAACTGATGCCTCTGGGGATCGCTAGACACATAATCACATACTCAGGTGCTTGGTCACCTGCCACAAGCATTACGCCTGCATTTTGGATTGATGCATCAGACACTTCAAGTTATTCAGTCAGTGGATCTAATGTAACCGCAGTCACAGACAAGGCAGGCAACGCCACTATCACAGTTGGTGGCACACCTAATATAACCAACTTACTGGACGGCAAAAATACCTTTGCATTCCAACAAAACAACAACGAGGATTTGACCACAAACGAATTCCTCCAGGCTTCCAGTGGCAATCACTGGGCCATTGGAGTTTTTCAATGGAACAACATCAACGACAACCAGGACAGTTTCTGGAGCGTGGAGAACAACACTGTGAATGCGACCACAGCCAAGAGAGACTATGCTGTCAGTTCTAGTGACACTAGTAACTTCGATGGCGAGTTGGATCTAGATTCTCTATCAGTTAACAGGATCTCAACAACCATAGGAAACGCACAAAATTTCGATTCAGGCATAGCAAAGAACACCTGGAAGATAATAGGTGTGTTCTTCAACAAGGCAGGCAACCAAATTGGAGCAAGGGTAGACGGTGCCAATGCATTCACTCCGGTCAACGACTATGACAACTCACTGACACCCAACCTGGATCTACGTATATTCCGTAACAGATCAAACGAGAGGATGAGTGGTATAGTGGCAGAGTTTTTCACTGTTGCAAACGTTCCTGGCACGGGCGTTATTAACATGGACCATTTCGAATCAGCGGAAGGCTACCTTGCACATAAATGGGGACTGGAGGGACTGTTACCTGCTGATCATCCGCACAAGGCTAACGCTCCGTAGGCGGTTAAATCAAATCATAAAAACCGCTAAATATTAGTTGATATGACCCAAGAAGTAATCAATGTAGGTGTAAATGCGGATGACGGAACAGGTGATTCGCTTTACGAAGCCGGCCAGAAAATAAACAGTAATTTCACGGAACTGTTTGATATTACCTCCGTTAAGGCAGATATCAAGTTCTTGGGCAACAACATCACATCCAGATTGTCAAACGCCGACATATTTGTGCATCCAGCAGGCACAGGATCGGTTTTATTCCCGGGCATAAGATTCAATGACAACAACATAGAAGTTTTAAACACAAACGATGACATCAAGATAAGGGCCAACGGTTCAGGAAAAGTAACCATTGCTGGACTGGGTTTCAGTGGAACCACGATAAGTGCACCTGATTCTTCATCCGTTAATATAAACGAAAATTTATTTGTAGATGGTGACTACACAACAGCAGACGGATTTGCCTTCACCGGTGCTCAGACTTTTGCCACGGACATGGTGTTCGGCAACCTGACCCTAGGTAACGGCTCAATAGTAGACTCAGGTGGTGCCTTAAGTTTCGGAGATGAAGACCTGACCACAACAGGAACACTCAATGCAGGTGATAATTCAACGATAGGAAACTTAACTCTTACTGATGGATCTATAACTGATTCAAGTGGGGCAATCAGTTTTGGCAATGAGAATCTAAGCACAACAGGAACACTTGATGTATCGGGTCTCACAACCATGGGATCGATCTCGGTTTCTGGGGCGACATCATTCGCAGATTCAATCACTGTGGACAACCTTACATTCAACGACAACATTATTACAACAAGTTCAAACGCTGACCTAAAACTGACACCAGGTGGCACAGGTGTCGTGAGTGTTAGCAACCTTACAATAGATTCATCTATCAATTTCACCGACAATGTTTTGAAAGTCACAACATCGAATGCTGACCTTGGTTTAGCAGGCAGTGGCACAGGATCTGTGTTGATCAACAACGTGAATCTTGACGCAGGCACAATAGACAACACCGTGATCGGTGCTAACGAACCTGCCGCTGGTAACTTTACACAGCCGATCGGATATGACACTCTAGTGATACCTGACAAGATTACTTTCTCGGGCAACACAATGTCAACTAACAGATCCAATGACAATCTGGAATTTGAGGCGAGTGGAACAGGAAAAGTAATAATAAATGATTTCAGTCTACCCAATTCAGATGGTGACACAGGTGCTTTCCTACAGACCGATGGTAGCAAAGGACTCTCGTTCTTTGTTAATTCAATTTCATTCAGTGAGTCCACCATAGTTGACAATCAACAAACAATTGGTTTCACCTCAAAAACAATCATAGACGCCAACACTGCCACAGGCAGACACGAACAACTTATTTCGACTCCGGTTGTGATCGACGAATTTTCTCAGTCTAAATATGACAGTGCATGGTATCTGGTGTTGAGCAGGAACAAGGCGGCAGACAGCGCCATAGAATTTCAATTTCAAAAGACTATCCTTGCCCAGGGCACAGAGGATGGTTCAACGTTTGACGTCTTTACTGGTTCTTCACAGATCGTGAACAGTTCAGGCGCTGACAGAGAGCCATTGCTGGACGCGGACGTGCGAACAGCAGTAGGCAACGTAAGGTTGACCGGCAGGGCAGGATTACTTGCAGACTCATCTGTGTCTACGGACAATGCAGTCACATTTTTCAGAATAGGTCTGGGTGATAATGATTCATCAGGCTCACAGGCGGCATCAGGACTTGCGGCAACCAAGGTAACTGCGGATCTTGATTCTGCGACTGCAACTCTGGATAGTTTCTCTACATCCAGTGCAAGGGCGGCAAAATATTTCATATCTATCAACAACACAACGTCAAATGAAGTTTCATCGACTGAAGTACTTTTGGTGCATGATGGCACGGATGCATTCGTCACAGAGTACAACACAGTCATATCAAATGCTTCAACGACTAACCTGGCTACATTCTCCGCCGACATCAACGGGGGAAACGTAAGGCTCAGGGGTGCAAACGGAACAGCAGGCACGTGTAGAATCACGATGTACAGGATATTGATATCTGACAGCGAGTCTAGTTCCGATGGCACACATGTGGATGTGATAGGTGCCCAGAACATAACAAACATCGGGCAGACAACAATAGACGCAAACACTTTCAGGGGAGATGCGGCTCCCGATGTCAGTTCACAGAAGACCATAAGCAGTTATGCAAACACATTCGACAGTGTATGGTTCCATGCCATACACAAGGACATCACCAACAGTGAGTTTGCCATGCACAAATATTCTACGAATCAAGGCATTTCCAGTGACGGTAGCACAACAGTGGCGGGTATCACAGATTCGTCTATCCTTAGGACCGGTGCAATGAATGACGTCAACATCGCTGACGTGGTCATTAATGGTTCTAACATTGATCTCAAAGCAACAGGGCAGAACGACGGATCAACTACCATTAAAAATGCTACATCATATTTTGCAATTGGTCTAGGTGACAACACAGTTGATAATGAAACAGGACGTATCAAGACAGAGGCCGGGGTCACACTGGGCGGCAACACAGAAACCAAAGTTGATCATGTGATCTCCACTGGTAGCACACAAGGCCTACTTGCGGCCACAAGGACAGGTGCAGAATTTACTGCATCAGAATTCAATGGTGCCTTGTATCACGTTGTAACACGTGACCTCAATAATGGTAGTTTCGAGACACAGAAAGTTTCTGTATTACACAATTTTAATGATGCATTCGTGACATCATCTGCGGTGACCAGCACAGATCCTGGAGACACCCATCCAACCTTTGACGCTGATGTTGTCACAGCAGGAGACAGTGCATCCAAGGTGCGTTTAAGAGTAACTGATGGAGATGGATCAACAGTTGGTGCAAGTAACACAATGGCCTATTACAGGATAGGAATAGGTGACAGTGACTCAACAGGTTACGTGGGAGAGATAGGCCAGGTACATGATATCACGCTTACACCAATCATAGGTAGTGCCACCGCTACGCTGGACTCTTTTGCACATGCCTCAAATGTAGGAGCAAAATATTTTATCAACGTCAAGAACCAATCAACAGGTGAGTGTTCCAACATAGAAGCACTGGTTACACATGACGGGACCGATGCATACGTCACCACATACAACGAATTTTTCTCAGGCAACAACAGCCTTATCAGTCTGTCGGCGGTCATCAGTGGTTCCGATGTTATATTCAGAGGTTCTGCCACAGCAGGAGACAGCACCAAAGTCATAGTTAACCGAGTGGTATTATTTTCCGATTCAGAGTCTGATGAAGCCATAACAGACAGCACTAGGAAAATAGTTGGGAACACGATTGTTTCAAGTAGTGCGACGGCGTTTGATAACTTCCAGGCCAGTGATACTGACGCAGTGCATTATGTGATTACAGGTCAAAAAGGCGGAAGTGAAAATTTCATATGCGAGGCCACAGTGGTTACTGACGGGACAGGTGTATTTGTATCACAGGGTCCAAATGTAAGCACCAAGGCCACAGACATGTTAGAAATATCAGCAACCATATCCAGCGGTAACGTGGAAGTAAAAGCCAGCTCAACATCTGGCTCATCCACGGTGCAGGCCTATGCGGTCAGATTGAAAGCACCAACAGCCGTAACTTCCACAATTGACTCTTGGGCAATAGCAGACTTCAGGGGAATGAAATATTATCTAAGTTGCACTGCTCCTGATGGATCTGTTTGTAATGCGGAGGCAATGGTGGTGCATGATGGCACCGACGCCTACATAACGACCTTCAATGAACATTTCAGTAACACAGCACATTTCACCCTATCGGCGGCGGTAAGTGGAAGCAACTGTGTGGTCACTGCTACTCCGCTGGTTGGTGACACAGTCGTCAAGTTTTATAGAATTAGTTTGACTGACAGCCTAAGTGATGCCACTGCGGCAGACGTCAAGGCCGTTGGTGCTGTCACTATATCAAGCACCGCAACTGCGATTGACACTTTTGAGGACACAGAACACACAGGAGCCAATTATATCATAGTGGCAAAAAATAGTGGTGAGGCCTCAGCATCTATAATGGAGGCAACAGTACTGTCAAACGGTAGAGAGGCATTCGTACATGAAGGTCCTTTCGTGTCAAGCAAAGATACACCACAACTGTCATTGACAGCCGAACACAACGGTTCGACGACAGTCACCTTAAAAGCATCATCAACTTCTGGTTCAAGCACTGTTGTGAACGCTTTCAGGATACACATGCTAAGAACAGACAGAGACGCATTTACAACCCTTGACACATTCGCACACACAGACGAGCAGGCGGCGTACTATCTAGTCGCGTGTAAGGATGGTAGCGACAGAGTTCAGTTATCAGAAGTGATGTTGGTGAGCGATGGAACTGATGCCTATCACTCAGTGTTTGATGTCAACAGTGAATCAGCAAGTTCTCCATTTATCACGCTAACATCTGCTGTGAACGGTGCCAACATTGAACTGCGAGGGGAAAGCACAATAGAGCAGTCCACGACCATCACAAACATATTCAAGATTCCTTTGAACAGGCCCACTGGAAATCCTCAGTCAAATGCTATTTTAGATACGTTTGACAAGACCACTCACAGGAGTGCATCATACTTTATCACCATATCAGATTCCAATACAGGAACACTTGGAGCCTACGAGACGCTGGAAGCAAGGGTCACCCATGACGGCACAAGTTCGTATATTTCTACTTTTGGAAGAACCTGCAGTGTAACCACAGGTGATCTTGTTGACTTTACAACTGAAGTGTCAGGGAATGACATAAGGCTGAGAGGTGAGATAAGTAGTACTAATGCCCATAAAGTTACGGTGGTAAGGAGATTAATAAACATCTAACATGACTCAATTAGTTTTAAACGTAGGTACTAACGCAAACGACGGAACAGGAGATACGTTACGAGATGCAATGATCAAGGTGAACACAAACTTCACCGAAATTTATGCATCTGCAGGATTTGACCTCACAACAATACAAGTGACAGGCAATGAAATCAGAGCCACACGTACAAATGACGATATAGTTTTCAAACCGGCCGGCGCCGGAGCAGTGGAATTTCCTGCAATAAGAATCAATGGAAACAACATCGAAGGCACAAGATCCAATGAAGATATCAATTTGATTCCGGCTGGAACAGGAAACGTTGTGTTCGGTGCAATACAGATAGAAGGCACCACTTTGAGCTCAACTGATTCATCCACTATCAATATCAACGAAGGCTTGATTGTTGACGGATCGATGACAGTGTCAGGAGCCACTAACTTCTTGGGAGCCATTTCAGCAGGATCAGGATCCACTGTAGGAAATTTAACTCTTGCGGATGGTTCGATAACAGATTCGTCAGGGGCAATCAGTTTTGGCAATGAAAATTTAACGACAACAGGAACAATGAACGCAGGAACAGGTTCCACATTTGGCAACCTTACACTTGCAAATGGATCTATCACTGACTCCAGTGGAGCAATAAGTTTTGGCAATGAAAATTTAAGCACTACTGGAACTTTGAATGTTTCAGGATTGTCAACCCTAGGGGCATTGACTGTGACAGGAGCAATGACCTTCACAAGTGGAGGAGTCACAGTAGACAACCTTACATTCAACGATAATATTATTTCTTCAAGTTCTAATGCAGACATAAGATTAGAGCCAGGCGGAACCGGATCTGTAGTCATTGACAACCTAACTGTAGATAACAATATCAATATTACTGACAATGAAATAAAAGCGACAGCCTCAAACTCAGATCTTGTCCTATCTCCTTCAGGCACAGGACAGGTTGTTATTGCAAAAGCGGATATTAACAGTGGATCTATAGACGGTACTGTCATTGGTGGAACAACGGCGGCCGCAGGAACTTTCACAACATTGACTGTTACCCAAGCCTTGACACTTGGTCAGATTACAATCGATGACAACACTGTAAAAACAAATTCTTCTAATGCCAACTTAGAGCTATCAGGAAATGGAACTGGTGGAGTAACAATAAGTGGATTTACTTTCCCAGTATCAGATGGTTCTTCAGGTCAGTTTATAAAAACAGATGGTTTGGGAACACTTTCATTTGCATCGGCAGGTGCAACTTTAAATCACAGCGATCTTGCTGATGCATCAACCACAGTTGCAACATCTACTACTAGCACACTGAACACATTTGATAAGACTGTATACAGGAGTGCCAAATATTTCATATCTATTACCGACTCAACAAACAGCAGATTCGAAATTGTGGAGGCCAATGTTACGCACGACGGCTCAGATGCTTATGTATCAACTTTTGGATCAACCACAAACTACACTGGAGGACTTTGCATTTTCACAGCAGATATGTCTGGCAATGATGTAAGACTTAGGGTAACCAATATCTCAGATGCAAGTACCGTTTTCAAATTCCAAAGGATAGCAGTAGACTTATAATTTTACATTAGGTTCTTAGAATCTCAGATAAATAAACTTATCAAAAGGGGATTTTAAAATGGCACAACAAAGTATAAACATAGGATCAAGTGCAAATGACGGCACAGGTGATCCGTTACGAACAGCATTCGACAAAATTAACGACAACTTCACAGAGTTATATGGCTCTACAGCAGAGGCCAATGACCTCATAGAAGATTCAACTCCACAGTTAGGTGGAGATCTAGATGTTAACGGAAGACGAATAACATCAGCAAGATCAAACGAAGACATTATTTTATTACCAAACGGAACAGGTGGGGTAGTGGCATCAGCGATAAGAATCGCTGGAACTACTTTGAGTTCAGATGACTCGTCAACTATCAACATAAACGAAGGCCTGGTCGTGGATGGCTCTGCGAGTGTTTCAGGAGCAGTCACTATGGCTTCTACATTGGCAGTGACAGGCGTTGCAACTTTTACTGCAACTCCGGTTTTCAGTAGTGACATAACTGTCACAGATGATATTAATTTGATATCTGACAGTGCCGTTATAACTTTTGGTGCAGACAACGATACAACTTTGACTCACACAGATGGCACAGGATTAACTTTAAATTCAACAAACAAACTTTGTTTCAATGATGCATCACAGTTCATACAAGGTTCAAGTGCAACAGTATTATCAATCGGTGCAACTGATGAGATCGACCTAACTGCAACTGATATTGATGTAAATGGAACCATGAGTGTAAGTGGAACACTTACAACAGCATCGATTGCCACAACAGGAACACACACGGTTACAGGAACAGCGGCACTAGACGGAGTAACTATCAAAGATAACACGATTGCCTCCAATGCCTCAAATGCAGATCTAGAAATTTCTGCAAACGGTACAGGTAAGGTTGAGATTGAAGGGGTATCTTTCTTTGGAACTACTTTGACTGCGGCTGATTCATCTACAATTAATATTAATGAAGGTTTGGTTGTTGACGGCAATGTGACTGTGTCTGGAACAACAAATACGGCAGACGTGGCTACAACAGGAAATACAACTGTAACTGGTAATAGCACAGTGGCAGGAGATTTGACTGTAGCAGGTTCGATAAATGCAGACAACATTATATCTGCTTCAAATGGTGACATCAATATAAATCCAGCTGGAACAGGTGCGATCAATTTGACGGGCCCTGTAACACACACAGGAACACAGACAACGACAGGACAACTTAACGTCGACAACTTAAGATTAGACGGAAACGTTTTGTCAGCAACATCAGGTGCAATAACGTTGACACCAGCAGACGGCCAGAATGTCACAGTATCAGGAACAAATGTTAAACTGACCGCGGCAGAGGCCAACTTTACATTAATGGAGGCTACAACAGCCAGAGCTGATGTAATTGAATCTGATACATCAAATGCCGATCTAGTGTTTAACACACAAGGAACAGGTGTGTTTGATTTTAACGCGGCAATTAAAATGGCTGAAGTGTCGAAACCTAGTGCGGTTGCTGATCATGGATTTATATATGTCAAAGACGATAGTGGCACTGGAGAGGTTTTTGTTCTTGATGGTGCAGATAACGAAACAAAAATTTCACCGCACAATGACAAAGGCGAATGGGAGTACTACTCACGAAACAGCACTACAGGTAAAACTGTAAGAATCAACATGGAAGCAATGATTCGTGATCTAGAAAAGTTCACAGGTAGCAAGTACATAGAAACTATATAAACAATATTGTACATTTAATACCTAGTCTTTTACAGCATAAGAATGAAGAGACAATGGAATAATAAGCGGCATAAAAAATCGCCGCAATCTGAGATCAAACGCTTGGAAGATGCCATACGACGTGCCAATGACAAAACAGAGCGTGAGAACCTAAAACAGCACATCGAACACTGGATTCGTACACAGAATAATCATAGGTAATTGCCAATAAATACCCTTTGTAAGGAGTAAGTTTAATGGCAACACCAGTGTGGTCTACCACAGCAGGTAAAATTGCATCTATTGACGAACAGTCAGCGTTTTCGCTTCAACTGGAAGCGAATACTAGTGATTCAACGGCCATTGCTTACTCGTTGATTGCAGGAAGCCTACCTCCAGGAATGTCACTTACATCCACAGGCTTACTAACAGGAACTCCGGCTGAGGTTGCCAAAAGAACTCTTTACACCTTCGTCGTGCGAGCCACGGCCGGATCCGCAATCACAGATAGAACATTTACACTAGATGTCAAAGGTGCTGATGCACCAGTGTTCACAACAGTTGCTGGGCAACTTAATAAGCCGCTATCAACAGTCTATACCACAGACAGCACTTCAACTACTGACAGTACACTTACAACTGCGGACGTTACAGGAAATGTTACAGTGTTAGATGGTTCATTTATCGAATTTGACATTGTCGCTACAGATACAGATACTGCCGCAGGACAAAATTTAATATACGAAGTTGTTGATGGTGCACTGCCACCAGGCGTAACAATGACCACCGGTGGAAAAATTTCAGGGGTGGTAGAACTTGCCATAGATGAAGCATATGGACCACAGGGCGGTTATGACTTTGATCCATTTCCAGACTTTTCTGCAATCAATCCAGATGATGGAGGATCACCTACCGCACCAAGAAACATTTATGACAGAACAGTAATTTCAAAATCTAGGTCAGTAAACTATGACTTTATAGTAAGGGTGACTGATGGTGTATCCAGTGTAGATCGTAATTTCAATATTTTTGTTTATTCAGCAGACTACTGGGTGGTATCAAACTCAAATGTTACAATTGATACAACCTTAGTTGGATCAAATCATATTACTATGGACCTTCACACAGGAAGGCCACCGGTATTTGTTACAGATTCCGATCTTGGTACATTTAGACATGATAACAAAGTACTAATCAGGATCGACGTATCGGATTTTGATCCACTACAAGCAGATCTAGAATACAGTATTACCAAAGGATCATTGCCAGCAGGCCTTGAAATTGACATAAACTCTGGAGAAATATTTGGAACACTCGCTAGACAGTCCGCTGTAGAAGTTGATCACACGTTCACCGTAAGGGCAAATAGAACTGTAGCCACAGGATTAAATGTTTTTGCTGAAAGACAGTTCACTATGAAAGTGGTAGGTGAAGTTGATATAGGTATCAGTTTCACAACTCCTAGCACAATAGGTACACTGACTGCCGACATTCCAAGCATATTATCCATAGAAGCAACAGCCGAAGCAAGTGACAGGGTGTTGTCATACTCACTGGTCTCAGGCTCGTTGCCGACAGGTATAACTCTATCTCCACATGGACATCTTATAGGAACAATAGATGCCAGTGATTTCACAGACTCAACAACCTCATTCACCTTTGAGGTCAATGCCAGTGACCAATATCAAATATCTGCTACAACTAAAGAATTTACAATTAACATTGACATACCGCATACATCTGTTGAGTACGGAAACATGACAGGACACTCAACATCGCTGATTGATCAAAATATATTTTACAACATAGCACAAGATCCAAATATCAATTCACCGGAATACATTTATAGACCAGAAGATCCCAACTTTGGAATGAAAAACAAACCAGTCATGCTGATGCTGGCCGGTCTGGAAGCACAGACTCTGACAACTTTCCAAAATCAAATGGAGCAGAATCATGCTCCGAAAACGCTTTACTTTGGTGACTTAAAAACTGCTATTGCTAAAGACGGAACCACGACAAAGTATGAAGTCGTGTATTTAGAAATCAAAGACAAATTGGAAAACAAAGATGGTGAAGCAGTGTCAAGTTCAATTGCACTAAGAGACGCAGTGACCAAACCTGTTCTGGGACCTAGGGCATCGAGTGCCGACGCCACGGCAGACTACGTGGATTACGAAGTTACCACAGACGGTGGACTGTCATTCAGCATCTCAGGATCTAAAGTCAGGTTCGCAAATCAATTGAGTGCGGATCTAGGCTTTGTTGAAACAGTGTATCCAAATGCAGTGGCAAACATGAGATCAAGAATGAAAAGTTTAGGCCACAAAGAATGGGACTATCTTCCTTTATGGATGAAAACAACACAAAGTGGTGACCTAGCACCATTAGGATTTGTTAAAGCAGTACCTATTTGTTATTGTAAGCCAGGACAATCAGCACTTGTTAAGAAAAGAATTTCAGATGGTAATTATAATTTTAAAAATATTTCATTCATAGTTGATAGATACATTGTTAGTAAGAGCAAGGTGGCCACACCAACTTTCACTGCTGACGGATCTACAACGACTTTTGAGGTTGATGAGATTATACACGAAGAGGATATACTGGTAAAAGAAGGAACACAAACTGTTTTTGTTGGACAGGGTGTAACCGCTGACAACAATATTAAACCAACATATCTTACAGCAGACGGAACAATAAGGTCTGCTGATCACGAATTTGGTATAACACTTACACACAACACATCAACCAAGAAAACTACAATTAGTTTTACCAAAGAAGTGCCGTCGGCAGGTACAATAATTAAGGTAGAAAGAGCGAACGATAAATATCTTAAATTTAGAGATAAAGGAATTTTGACAAATGGCAAGTAACATAGTACCAGGAAATGTAGACGGAACATATCCAAAAGCAGGACAGGACAACAGCTCTCAAGGATTCAGAGATAACTTTACTGCAATCAAAAATAATTTCACGGAAGCAGTCACGGAAATTGTGGACCTGCAAACCAATAAGGCCAATATGAATAAGGCCAGCAACTTTACTGATAATGAAATTACAAGAGCAAAATTTAAAGACACATCTCAAACTGTCTTTAACCATGGTAGTATTTCTGGTGGAGCAATAACTTTAAACCACGAAAACGGACACTATCAAACAGCGACAATAACTGCATCTACTACGTTTTCATTTATTAATTTTCCGCCTTCGGGTGCATTAGGAAGAATAATACTTGATTTGACTGTATCGCCTTCGGCATCCACTATTACCTTTCCGAGTGCTACAATAAAAGCAGATAACGTACACGGCAGTGACGGAACATCAGATCAAATATCGCCAGGACTTGGCAGAGTGCTTTATGAATTCATGACACCAGACGGTGGCACAACTGTACTGATGCATCAACTAGGTAAACAGTACGCCTAATAAAAAAGGAGTGTAATGTATTTCCATCCATTACAAGAAGAAATAGGTAACCTCTCCGACGAGGAAATTTCAAAAAGAATTAAAGACCTTTCTAGAAAAGTCAACACCGCAAGAAGGTTTGGGCGTAATCCCGACATGTTAGCACAACTAACGAATGCCTTGAATACTTACAGAAACGCAATAAGAGAAAGAAGAATTGAGGAATGGCACAAGAATAATAAAAAATTGCGAGGAGAGCCAGACCTAGGTGACTTGGTCAACATCGATTAGTAAATATACTGATGTCAAACACATTTACCTGGAAGACAAAATTCAAATCAATTATCATAGTAGACGGAGAACTGTTCTCCAATGAGTACAAAATAAATGTTTCACTAACTCCACACACTGCAGATCTTAAAGAACAGACGCAATATTTCGACAGACTTAAAAATCTTTTTGAACAAGTCTTTGCAAATACAATTACCACTTGGCGAGATGAACCATTGTACTCTTTATTGCAAACCAGTGCATCAAATAGATTTATTGAGTTACCAAAACCACCTTATGATCAAATAATGGCGGCGGTGTGTTTCTGCAAGGCCAACAGCATACTTGATAGTAAGATAGTGGTAAACAACATTCAATTGTCATCGTGGCAGGGTGATGGTATTACCTATACGGTTGACAAAGACAGCAAAGAGCTTATACTTTTAGATAGACCCGATTGGTTTACGGAGAAATTTAGTAAGTTCGATCCATGGTGGTTAAGGGCGGACACGGCAACATATGATCGAGAACTTGACAAAGGCATCTATACAGGACACTTTAGTTGGAACAATCAAAAGATTCCGGTTGACGAAAAGCATGAGTACCATGCTAAAATATTTGAATTCCAACCAAAGGTTTTAGATGGCGGCAAAAACAAAGATAAATGATTATGGTGATGTGATATTCTCAGAAGAGGATGCCATTGATCTACTTTACAACGATCCGCAATTCAACATATCAAAACTGTATTTTAATGACATTGAAAAATACACTGACAGTTTGAAGCAGTTAGGTATTGATTTGCCTGTAATTAACACAGCACCACAAAGATCCAACATTGCTGATTTTGACAGATCCAACTGTGACAAATGGCACATGCCAGAAAAGTATTACCAAATAAATGTTTTACAATGGCTGTTAGACAAATGTCAAAATGACGATGAAAAACAAAGGGTCCAATTGGAATATGATCTGTTTGAGAAGAAGAAGTTTATAAAGGTACTACAGTTTTTAATCTACTTTGTGGACACACTGAGAGCAAACAACATAGTGTGGGGAGTGGGCAGAGGCTCAAGTGTTGCCAGTTTTTGTTTGTTTTTGATAGGAGTACACAAGATAAATCCTTTGTTGTACAATTTAGATATCACTGAATTTTTGAGATGATAAGTAATAGAAATAGGAGCATATTATTATGGTAGCAAGAGCACCCAGGAAAAGAATGTATAGATCGATGCAGGGTAAAATGATCGACATCGATAAACTTAGAGCGGCCAACGAAAACGTTCAAGCAGTTGGTAACATGAATGTAAACGCAAGAGGTGATGTGTTAGGAGCAGGCGGAAAGGTTGTAACAAAGAAAGAAACAGTCATTCAGAAGTACTACGAACAACCTAAAGGCATGGTAAGTGACACTCCACGTCCAAAGGCAATGCCGGCACCAAGTAAAGAACCACCTAAGCGAATGTCCAAGCCTGTGGAAAACAAGGCGACAATAAAGAAGTCAGCACCTAAACCCAAGGCTCAGCCAAAGGCCAAAAAAGGTATTGACGCCGCACTTGACGGCATAGAATAAATCTGCTAAACTAATCCTATAATGGGACATATAGAAGATCTACAGGCAAAGGGTTTTGGCTCACACGGCGGTAAGCAATATACTGTTGAGAATGATATCAAACCTCTGAAGAAGAGAGTGTTAGTTTCTGACATGCAATTTGGTGCCACAAAGTCAAAAGGTGGTATCATCCTTTTAGATGATGATGGGACAGAAGCCGGTATACACCCACGTTGGGCTAAAGTCTACGCGGTTGGTGATCAGCAGGATGATGTTAGAATAGGACAGTGGTTGTTGATAGCACACGGCAGATGGTCGAGAGCATTTAAAGTGAAAAAAGACGGTGAGGAGTTAGAAGTTAGAATGATAGACGAAAACGACATACTGCTTGTTTCTGACGAGGAACCTGAATTCAACAACAGGCAGGCCGGATATATCAACACAGGTGGTATGCAACAGATGACATCACTTCCTGGCAATGACTAAACTTTACAATAAAAAATTATCAGAAATCTTTACTACTCATAGTAAAACACCCCTGGGAGTGTTTCTCAAAGACAAGCATAAACAAAGTTTTGGTTGGCAGTACAACAAAACAGAAAAACTTTCCAGTAAAATTTTCTACGCGATAGGATGTAGTTGGATACAAAGTAGGTTCCTACACAGGGTGTTTCTTAATTCCCACTCCGACTATCTCATGATAAACCGAGCCGTGGGCGGTCAGGGTAATAGCATGATAATCGACACAGTCAAAAGGGACATCGATTTTCTTAATGACCTAGGGAAAGAAACTATGTTCCTGGTGAGTTTCAGTGAGGTAGGCAGGAATCAAAAAGACTTCTCGTATGCCAACCCATCTAGATTTTCAAACGCCCATGATTATTTTTCTGAGATTCTGAAAGCACAGTATTCCGAAATTGCAGGGGTACTGAAAAACGTCAACAGCCACATCACGACCAGTTGGGTGCCCAACAATTTTAATGATAACAAGACCATATTGGATTTCTGTGGTGATTCCATACACGAAAGACCAAAAAGAGATGTATACCACTACAACAGTGGTCTGCATTATTACATGAGTGGCAGGAGACTGTTTGATCACTTCGATCATCTGTCCGCTATAGAGGAGACCGCCGCGGCGGTCAAGTGGGTGATCGGCCATGAGCACGTTGACGAGACCATGCATGTCCAAAGTTATGAACCTTACGAATCTTTCCTGGACGGGATACTATAGTGGTGCAGGATTTCTTACAAAATGAAAAAAATTAAACTCAAAAGAACACACGTCCCAATTGATAAACTAGTAACAATGGCCGAACTAGGTCTAGGCAAAGAACGTCCTTTAAATAAAGAAAAAAGGACATGGATCAGCAAACTGAAGAAACAGTCAGAACCGTTTGATCCTATACTTGTCACACCGATAAAAGACTCTGGATATTATCTATTGACCGATGGATGGCATAGAGTACAAGCGGCTAAGGCCATGAAAGAAAAAGAAATAGAAGCCCTGCCATTACCAGCAGACATAGGAATGAGTATGGCCAAGGCAAATAAAATACTGCGGGATATTGATAGAGAGTATGGATTCAAACTGAAGTGCAGTGACATCATTGGCCAATGGGCTTTCTACAAGGATTGACATATAGAAAATAAATGCTACAATAAGGCATGGTACAACGTTTTGGTTTTTGTTGCAAATGGCTTAACTCTGAATCTGAGTTTGGCGGAATGAAAGTGAATGCCAAGGATCGAGAGCTCAACGGCAGATCGACAACAATGCGTTGGTTGAGAGAACACAAAGACGAGGCAATTCAAAGGCAGTGGGACATCATGACGCACAACACACTTGCCGCACGTAGGCTTGTCCAACGTGTTGGTTCTCTGCCACCCGAACGTAGGATGGTCAGACTAGGTAGCGAGATGCTACAAGGCTACACTGAAAAAGATTGGAAAACATGGTGGCAACAACCGGACCTACAAAAACACCTTGCCAACTTGTTTGCTCCCATAGGCGAAATGGCAAGGACATTAGACGTTAAGGTCAGTTTCCATCCAGGACAATTTTGTGTGCTGTCAAGTGCAACTCCCGAAATTATTGAAAGGAGCATTGAAGAATTTGAGTATCATGCGGACATGGCAAGATGGATGGGATTTGGCAAGAGTTTCCAAGATGGTTGCAAGATCAATGTACACATCTCAGGTAAGCAAGGACCAGATGGCATACGTAAAGCATTACCGAGGCTATCGCAAGAAGCACGTAATCTAATCACTATCGAAAATGACGAGATGGGTTGGGGACTAGACGCTAGTCTTGAACTAGAAAAAGATCTTGCATTGGTGCTAGACATACATCACCACTGGATCAGAGATGAAGAGTACATTGATGCCAACGATGATCGTGTCAAAAGAGTCATAGACAGTTGGCGTGGTCAAAGACCTTCTATGCACTACTCATATTCAAGAGACGAACACTTGGCAGTTGCAGGATTAGGAGATAAGACCCACACAGAGATGCACAACATCAAAGACCTACTGGCAAGAGGTTGTAAGAAACAGAAACTACGGGCACACTCAGACCTGTTACCAAACAGGAAAGTCAACGACTGGGCACTATCATTCTCGGAAAATTTTGACATACAAGTCGAAGCCAAAGGTAAAAATATGGCAACTGAACAATTATATAGACAATACCTAGAAAATTCTATATAATCTAACAAACAATAAAGGATGGAAATGACAGAAGATGTATTAGGATATAGTTCACATGATTGGCGTAAAAATACCGACGACGCAGTAGTTGTGGATGACAAAGGCGAAAAAATATTAAAAGTAAATTCAAGCAGAGTTATTTTTACAAATCCAAAAACATTGAGGGAAGAAACAGTTGACGTTTCAAGACTGGTAAGAGTTTTTGTTAATAATTTTGAAAGTCATAAAAGAAGCGTAAAATAAATGAAAAAAATTATTAGGTGGGTCAGTCTGATTCCATTATTACATGCACCTGCGTA